TCACCGAAGGCTTGAGGCCGGCTCGGGTTTTGGTCAGCGTCTCGCCGATGCCAACCGCGACGTCAACGCGGTCGGCGCAGGCCCGATAACCAAGCTTCGACCGCAGTGCTTGCTGGAACTCGCGCTCAAGAAAGCCCTGCTGGATAATCGGCTGAAGCGAGGTAGGAAAATTCTGAATACCCATCGTTAATCCTATCTAAAATATGGGGTGGTCGTCGCGAACGCGAACGATCAAAATCGGCGTCTGGTGACAGCGGCCCTGGCGGCCGTGTACTCTTCATCAGACATCTCTAACGCCGTCTTTGGCCGCACGGGCTGAGAGGTCGGAGCCATGGTTGGATTCGATGAAGAAACACCAGCAAATAGCCAGGGCTTGCTCCGCCGCAGATCGTCCATGATCTTGCGGCCACCAATGACTTTGTCATCGTCTCCGAGTCGAACCGACGAAAGATCAATCAATTTCAGCCCATCGAGGTCGACCATGCCGGCCCTGACGGCCTCAGTACGCAAATTGGCTACGACGAGGCGTGATTGAAAATCACCCCTCAGTCTTGTGATCTCAGTAGAATCTGCCTGGGATTGCTCGCCGGAATTGCCGCCGTCCACCGAGGTGGCGGGCATATCAATTGGTTCATTATCCATTGTGATCTCATGCTGTGTCGCCAAGGGAAGTCGAAGTAATACCGTCTCCGACATATTCTATATCGTAGCAGGCAGCGATGGCCTTCAGCGCTGTGTCACGGCTGATGCATCCAGCGGTCACCAAGGAAATCAGTGACTGGACGTCTTTCTGACGATCATCGGCTGTCGTCGGATACCAACGCGGCCATTTTAGGCTCAACGACGTAGCGACATCTATTGCCCCGATCTCTTCGCCGAACACCACAAGTGAATAAACTTGCGACGCACGGACAATCAGGCGGGCTAGCTGCAGAAGCCCCGCCTCGCCGTAGCTGGTTCGCAAATTATCAGCCAACCAGATCAACCCCTGGTTTAAAAGCTCCAGGGCTCTGCCGGATTGTGCGGCCGTAATGCGCTCCGGGCTGGCTCGGTTTCCATGGATGCTCTCCAAGGCGAGTTCCCGTAACGTACGAACATACTCGATGACAGCGGCTGAAGCTGTGCCACCAATTTCCAAAAGGCGAGCATCGCCTTTCTCGGAAACAATTAAGGCATTCCCCGCCCCTTTGATTAGTTCGCCATCGGGAAGAGCCGGGTCCTTCAGAAGCAGAGTTGGATCGCTGCTGTATTTCAGGCCTCGTCCAACTTGACTGAGCTGATAATCGATTTCGACCTGGCTATGCATCGCAGCCGCAAACGTGCATGCGCCGTCGGCACTGTCGCGTGTCGTGGATAATCCTGGCAAGTTTCGGATCCAAACGATTGGAACCGCGCCAAGTCGATGAGCAATTGAACGAACTGTATCCACAACGAGAGTAACTGGCTCACCCACCAATGTTGGTTGGAACCAGGTCTCGCCCTCTCGGTCCCAGCATCTGGCGAACCAATATTGTCGATCGGGATCGTCGATCTCATAGCCATTTTTGAGCAGATCGAACCCAGATACCTTGTATCGCTCTTCCACCCGGGCCAACGTGTCGGGGGCGGTTGGGTCCCACGTAGGGGTGAGATAGATCGTGTCCAACACATCGATAAATATTCGCCCGCTAAGCACACGCAGCAGCAAGGCAACAGACCCGTTGGCCCCCCTCATCGCAGCGTCGATCATGGTTACATTCAGACGGGTCTCTTTCGCGATGTTGGCGAAGGCCGTGCGTACGTTGCGGTCCGGACTGTCGATCGTCGGGAAGTGCCCCTCGCTGAACAGCAGTGAAACACTGTCTTCCACAACGATTCGGCACAGAGGATACCTGACGCTGGGGCGTCGCTGGCGTAACGGGATATAGTCTCCAGCGACGCTTCTTTCCTCATGAAAATGAAATGGCAGAACGTCGTATATTGTCCCGTCCAATACCCGGTTCAGGATGCTAAGTTTCCAAACCCGTTCTGGATAATCAGTGTCGCGTGGGATCAAATCGCACAGTGTATCAAACATAAGTTTTCAAATTCCGACTGCGGCGGGTTTATCAGCGGCTAAGGATCGATATTCCGAGGGAACTCGGTTGACGCGGGCGCGTCACGAGCGTGGTGAAGGCACGAACCAACGCGTCTACTTGGTCGTCTTTCTGTCCCCAGGGAAAATCGCGCATTTCGTTCAACAGCGTTCGGTTCCAGTCGCCACGGGCGATCGCCACGTTGCCTGCCTCAACCTGAGATGCCAGCGGCATGGCTCGGGTCGCTTTGGAACCAGTCTCACGTGACGCAATGACATGGAATCCCGCCAGTTGTCTGGTCAGATACGACATCTGGCTCTTCCCAGCCTGACCAGGATCTTCGGGAATGGCGACGGTAACTTTTGAACCGTCTTTTTGGGCGGTAGTGACAATTAGCTCTTCGACTTGATGCGGGGTGCCCCGGATCCGGGCCACATCCAAAATGAGGTATCGACCAGTATTGTCACGTCGCAATTTAATCCCAACCGTCCAATCTGGATCATTCCGACCGGTCGTTCCCGTCGCCGCAAGGTCCCAGGCGCGGACCAAATTCTCGGCACCGCCGCTGGGTTCAACTACCTCAATGCGGTCGACCGAAAACAACCGGCCGCCGGACGGTAGCGGTGTTTGCTGAAAGAGTGCCGACCACGCGCGTTCGCCAATGAGCTCACGCTTGCGCAGCAATGCGTCACGATCTTCCCATTCTGGCCAAAGTGCCGTGCCCGTCAGGCGGCCTAGAGGATCGTTTGCTTCCGCGAGAGCCGGGAGACGAACGACCCGCCAATCTTCGTTGGACTGCTCTAGTAAATGTCCGCCCAAGTCATCGGGGTGCCAGCGGGTCATGATTAATACCACTCTGCCGCCAGGTTTCAGCCGTGTCGTTACGTCTGACTTGAACCACTCCCAGATATGCTCGCGCTGTCGAGGACTTTCCGCATCGGCCTGCGATCTGATGGGGTCGTCGATAATGATCAGATCCGCTCTACGCCCTGTTATGGCTCCGCGAACCCCGACTGAAAGATAGTCTCCTCCGTCGTTGGTGGTCCATGAGTCTAATGCCCGTTGATCGGCCTTGATGCCGAACCCCAGATATGATTGCTTCGACGATACCAATCCACGCACACGACGACTGAAATGTTTCGCCAGTTGGAGGGAATGTGAAGCGCTGATGATGGACGATTGTTGATGTTGGGTAAACCACCATGCCGGAAATATAACGGATGCATAAGTGGACTTAGCAGACCCGGGAGGCATCAAAATCATCAGTCGGTCAAATGCGCCGCCTGATAGGCCCTCTAGCTCAGATATTAAATGAAGGTGATGAGTAGCAGGACGATAATTGGTATCCCTAAGCGCTTCTTCGGCCCACGCTCGGAGCGTCCCTCGGATCCGACCTTTTATAAAAACTGACTGTTCGATAGGAGCCCTGTCATAAATTATACATCCACAAGCTGGTCACATCCGCTCGCGATGTTTGTGGAAACTGAAGCCGGATGGCGGCTGCCGCCGGCACACCCTGCATCATACAAAAAACTATAGTCCAATTTGGGGTGATTGGTCAAGCCTTTTTTCCTATTATATCGCCCCGGCGCTCGGGGGCTGCCCAAACGACCGGGATCACCTCTCTCTGCCCAATTCACCGCGTGCCGGGTTGGGATGAGATATGGCCTTGTCAGCCGAGGCAACTCGGCTTTACGCACCGGCGATGAACACCACGCCCACAACCACCGTTGCTTTTCGCTTCCAGCCAGAGGCTTCCGACGGCCCTGCCAGGACCGGCGTGCTGCACACCGCCCATGGCCCTCTCGCAACCCCCGCGTTCATGGCCGTCGGCACGGCTGGGACCGTCAAGGCCATGACCTCCGATGCGGTTCGGGCGACCGGTGGCCAATGCGTTCTGGGAAACACCTACCACCTGATGCTGCGTCCCGGGGCAGATCGGATCGCGGCACAGGGCGGCCTGCACCGCTTCATGGACTGGCTAGGACCCATTTTGACCGACTCTGGCGGCTTCCAGGTCATGTCGCTGGCCGCTCTTCGCAAGCTTGACCGCGATGGTGTGACATTCCAATCCCACATCGACGGCAGCCGTCATCGCCTGACGCCAGCTATTTGCATGGAACTGCAAGACAAATTCGACTCGACCATGACAATGGTCCTTGATGAATGCACGGCCTTTCCAGCGACGTACGAAAACGCGTCGTCGTCGATGGAAATGTCGATGCGCTGGGCCGAATTGGCAAAGCGCGCGTTCCGGCCCCGGCCCGGCTATGGCTTGTTCGGCATCGTCCAGGGAAGCATCTATGCCGATCTACGCATGCGGTCCGTTAGTGCGCTGAAGGATATAGGGTTTGATGGCTATGCAGTCGGAGGCCTCGCGGTCGGGGAAGGGCAGCCCGCCATGCTGGAGACCCTGGACGTGACGGTCCCCCATCTGCCCGAGGACAAGCCTCGATATCTAATGGGCGTCGGGACGCCGGACGACATTCTCAGCGCGGTCGCGCGCGGAATAGACATGTTCGATTGCGTGATCCCGACGCGCGCGGGCCGCACCGCTCGCGCATATACCGCCAGCGGCGCCTATAATCTGCGAAACGCGCGCTTTG